TTAGAGGTAGCACTTCTCATACTTCTTTGACAAATGCATTTGGTAATGGACATGGGCGATGGAAAACTCACTTTTATCAAGATATAGGTGATGATATGATACTTACCCGATTTGATGGAACCAAACGGTCACTCGGACCCGGTTTTGAGCGTGATGCAATATGCGGGTATCGTTCTCACGGTAACGTTGATAGTGAACTTATTATCTTCTTGAGTGGTGCAAGAGACAGTATAGACCACAGTGTACCGCTTTACTTTGGCGGTGGGTTCACTGGTGTTACACTCGACATTAACGATGGAACACAGAATGACTACTCGCCGTTCTACACCCACCCCTACTCCGGTGGGCCAACAGGAACAGCGGGTATTCAAAACGCCAATGAAATTAGCGGGTCATTCGCTATGGTGGATTGTAATGCACTGCTCGCTTTCTTCCCCGGCACAGCCCTTCTCAATCAACACCGAGGGTCAATCAACAGCCCAGTGTCGAACAAAGACAGCATCCTATCACCCGACCTACGAGGTGGTAATTTAGATGACAACTTCACTTTACTTAATGCGGCGGCGGCAGGTGATGTAAGAGCAAGATACGCCGCAGGTATTGTTCGCCAACAGCCTGTACCGTTGGTGCTTCGCTTTGCTCATCCTACCGCCCGCTATCATGACAGCCAACCTATTGTAGATGCTACCTGCGATTATAATAATGACCCAACGATTACAATGGATTCTACAACGCAACTTGTTGTAGGAATGACGGTCACAGGTACAGGTATTCCCGATGGGGCTACAGTATCATCCATTACCAATGCTACCACATTTGAGTTATCGGTTGCTACTACTGGTGGCTCGGTGTCAAACGGAACTTTAACATTTAATTATATTGAAAATAAAACTACTTACCTTGTCTATGGGCCGGGTCAAGCATTCCCATTCACCGAAGACGACAACTCCAATGCGGCTGTCGAACCTCACCCCGGATATGTTGTCACTACCGGTAACACTTGGAGTAAAGTTCCTCACAGTAATTATCTACCAAATGAAATTACCAACAATGATAATTTATACGGCCCGCCCGATTCTACTTACCAAACTGCAAGAAACCGTTACCATTGGCGAACTACGCTTAACTGGTCGCCACCGCAAGGTATTCCCAATGTAGGTTATTTACAGCAACGACCGGAACACGGTTCTCACTATGGCGAAGTCTTTACCAACCCAACAAGTGGTAAAATTACCAGTGATAATAAAGCAGATTATTGGAAAACCCACCCTTACAAACACTGTGCAGTATCTTATTACGGTATTGCTATGAGTGCAGATATGACATTTCACATGGATGGTGGGTATCATCCGGGTGGTTCATGGCTTGACAACCAAATCTCATTCAACCCCCCAAATCCAAACAGTAACTATCGTTATGCTTTGGATGCGGGTAATCAAGTCAACGCTACAGCATACCGAGTATCGGGTGTGATGGGTAAGACTATCCTTGAAGGTGCGAACAGCGAAACTGCGCTTAACTTTGACACTGATTATATTGTAGTAGATGGAACACGCTGTCAAAACGGCGAAGAACTGGCGACTATCATCGGTCAAGCAATCAACGAAAATCCCGGTAAAGGTGCGCTTAAGGCAATGGGTGGAACATTCCTACCATCTATGGGTAACTCAATGCGCCAAGACCGATATGGTTGGATTGAAACAGGTAGTTCCGGTAGTATTCTTTATCAAAATATGACTGGCGATTTAGATGTTCGACTACTTGCAGGTACCGCTTTAGATAACTCAAAGGTGTATGTTCAAACAGTTATTGACGGTGCAACTCAAGAAGAATTAGAACAAATACCTATGAGTGGATGGCTTCGTACACCCGATGGTGGGCGAGACCACACAGTAGGCGCAGGGGCCGTTGACCCAAGTTACCATGCTGGTCCTACATGGGGATGTTATCACAGTCGAGAAATATACAATGATAGCGGAACATATCGTGTAAGGTTTTACCTTGCACCAAATCGAATAAGCGGTCAACCTTTACTTGAAGACCGTACTACATGGCATAATAAATGCGAAAGTGCAACTTTAACTTACCCTTCTCCGGGTGCTGTAATTGACCCAAACCCGCCAAGTCAACCCGAACCTATTCAATACCCACCACTCACAAAGTTATTTGTTTGGTCGAAGGCGGGTGTTCATCGCTTTAACAATGAAAACGAAACCCCTCGTAGCCACATGACACAGGCGCACTTTGGTGGATTGGTGGATGCTATTGACCGCACACGCCCTGTAGGGGCTGTAGGATGGGCGGGAGAGCGTTATTCCTACCTCAATTCGCTCAAGGTAGATACAACCGTCTTTACCGACGCTACATGTGATTACAATAACGACCCTACAATTGCAATGGATTCTACCGCAAAACTAAAAATTGGTATGTTGGTAAGTGGAACAGGTATTCCTACGGGTGCTTATGTCCGTAGCATTACCAGTAGCACTGGATTTGAATTATCAGCGTCAACAACAGGAGGTTCGGTAACAAACGGCACACTCACCTTTACCACCAACCTTTACGCCGCTGGAAAGGGTGCTTGGCATCCTAAGATGGGCTTTACTCCTTATGGTTCATCAGCCTCATGTATGAGTGTATTAGGACACCTACCAAGTTCTTATCCAATGTATAACAGCCCCGAAGCAAGTCCGAGAGTCAACGGTCAAGAAAGTGTTTCCAATACTTCTTACGATGTTGCGCTTACTACACCTTATACATGGAATATCGGTTTGGCCGGAGGTGCTTCATGGTACACGGCTTACGACTTTACAGATGTCGAAAGTACAAAAGACATAATGAGTGCAAAACCTCCACACATGCGAGAAACTGACACTGATACTACATTCATACTTAACAAAAAATTACATCACCAGCAAGGAGTATTTAGTCGAGCAATGCTTGTCATCAGTAATGAAAGTGAATTGGCTCTTGTTGCTAAGACTGACCGTGATGGTATCAAAGCAACCGGTGATTGGTTGTCGGTCGTATCGAAAACTCGTGCTGGCGTAGCCGCCGCTACTGCTATTACATTCGCTGGTACAACACGATGGGATGAACGATTCCATGATGCTGAACGATACATAGCCCCTGCCAACGCTGGTCCAAATGTCGAAGCGTTAATTGCTACAGGAACGGCCACACCTACTGCTGATGTTCCGTCTGCGGCTTATGTATTACACACAGCATTAACCAGCGACCAAGATACTAATTTGTTTAACGCCGAACCTTGTTTCGCTGAAACAGGAGATTTGTTCTTTGACACTGATATTAGCCCCGGTTCTATCAATCTTGAGGTTGCTACTGCTGTTACTCGTAATATTACAAAAGAACTTGAATTATCAAGCAGTGATGCTGAAATTGATAATTATGATTACACTAATGATGACTTTTGGCTTGGTGACACCAACGGCTACAAGTTATCACAGCGTACACCTGCTCAAAACTTTAGCGTTGAGCATGTAGTTTGGAAACGGATGGATGGTGGCAACCTTAGCCTACCTGCTTCTAATGCACGAGGATTGGGTGCTGTTCCGTTTGTCACTCGTGTAACAGGTAGTAATGCCTACACCACTGGTGAAAAATTATACGGTAACAACCGCTTTACCTTTGAATCAACCAATAGTGCAATGTTCCCGATTATCCAAGCGCAAGAATTGTCGCATCCGCAATTAGCCGCCCGTCACCCCGATTTACTGCGTAATATTCTTGAAATACCAAATGAAGAGATTCAGTTTGAAAGTATTACAGTAATTGATGATACAGGCCAAGAACATAAAATCGAGGGTGGCTCACCATTCGGAACAATTATTCGGGCGTATTCGCAAATACCCGACCGAACAACGCAGGGATTAGCACCAGCAATTGCAGGTAGCGGTGTCACACCGAATATGAAAATCCGATTACCCGACCCCGATTCAATACCCGGTAACTTGGTAGTTCGTTCCGGCTTTGACAGACTACAAGCCTATCAAACTGAAACAATGGGTACAGGTGGTATGATGACTAAATCCACCGTAGAACATATGTTCGATAATAGTTTGGTGAGTCCAAACCTCGGCCCTACTTACAGCGACCATAACTGGGAACATCTTTCTCAAAATACACCGTTCCCCGAAAGTAAAATGACAGGCTGGCAAAGTTCCACAGGAAACGCACCTCTTGAAACAGCCTATGAATTACACGACCGTACCTTGTACTTCCATGTAACAAAAATGGGTAATACCAACACTCACAAGCATCCTGTCATTTATTCACATAGTGCTGGTGTAGTTAATCACGAACTTACAGGTGTGTCTTTTAGTGGCACTACTTTAACAGTAAATACAAGTGTAGTTTCCGAAGTTTATGATTCTACCTTTGGAAACAAAGAACGAGTAGGAGAGCGCAGATTCCTTCGATTATACAATCCGACTACCGATGAAGGCGGCGTAGCATCCTTTACCGGCATTAGTGGCTCTACATTCACTGGTTGCGTGGGTGATGAAACATTCAACAAACTCGTTCTTGAAAGTATTACAGCACTAAAAGTAGTTCCATCATATTACATCCCTGCTGGTAGCACCCGATTCTATGGTTCACGCCGTATTCGAGACCATGCAGAAGTGAGTGGTAATAGCCCCGATATGGCCCACACACACTATGTCAATTACTCGGTAACGGGTGAAGAGGCGACTACAGGGTATTCGATATACAGTAAACCGCAACTCACCCCTGCACCTATTCCTCGCATGGGCCATCACTTCGTCAACGCAACAATGGCTATGCTACCCGGACATTGGGCGCACCCTGCTTATCAAGGATTATACGACAAACATCGAGCCTGTCGCTCGGCTACTTTACAATCATTTGAGCATGAAGATATGGATGAAAGAAGTAAGAACACTTTAGTTACAAGCCGAGATACTTTCCCTACTTATGACCCGCTATTGGTTTTTGGTTCATTAACTGCTACACCGAGTGGTCCAAGTGATATACACGGTGGTGGATTCTCATTGATGTTTGAAACCAAGTTGCGTAACGATGGTTATGGTGTTCTTGCATCCGAAGGCCAAGCCGGTGTTGTTAATTCAAAGGGTGGACACACCGTTGTTCTTGAAGCCGCAGGTACTTACACATTGAAAGAACACTTCCCCGACCCCGCCGAAGTTGGTGCGTATCAAATTATCATTCAACCAAATATGCACAGTTCACAGTTTATTGGTTATCATGCTAATGGCCCTGCTGATAATAGTGCCACCCCCGATGGTAGTGTAAATGAATTAACAAGTCAACAAGTTGCTCTCGTCGTAGGTATTCGTGAACCCGACAGTGCCACAGGTGCTTACGCTCTCGTATTAGCAAACGCTACGATGGCTGATGTAAGAGGCTGTGAAGTATTCATCAACGAATTGATGATAGACCATGACCCCGATTACGGTAGTCATTTCACCAATATCCCACCGTTGATGTTGTATAATCCACTTGGTGTACAAAGCACAGAATCACCAGCGTTTGTTCGTCGGTCACTACCCTACTTACCAAATATGTTTATTGATTCAACACCCGGATTTACAACCAACATTCCGTGGTGGTCTATAGTACACAAAGTCGCCCCCGATAATGCTGATGCTGACCGCTTCAATCATTTGTCTTGGCATCGGCTTGATAATTACTATGAGTTCTTAAGAGCGAGTAATGGTTCGATTGCATCTCAAATTACACTTGCCGGTTATCCGAGTTTCTATCCCGACTTATACTCCGAGATACTTGAGAATATCAGTCTTACACCTGTGTGTAATGTAGTAAGTGTAGCATCTACAGTTATCACAGTAGATGATGCACGAGGATTCCCTAAGCAACCTTACTATGGTATGGTGCTTGAATACATTGATGCAACAGGAATACGACGAACACATACTTACACTGAACGCAGTAGTTATGATTCAAGTAATATGAATAAACCTAAGCAATTTACTATTGTAGCCAACAGTGACTTTACCAGTAATTTAACTGCTGGAACAGGAATGCGCCTAAGTCGAGCGTATGATTTTAGACCAGCAAATACTATTTTAAATGACAGTGAAACAAGTATCATCACCCGAACATTACCTCAAACTTTAGCAGGTAGTCGTGATACCAACAGCCTACACATGGCTGATGCATACCTTTGCCTATGGCATCCTAATCTCGGTCGCCCTCATACTTTCTACAGTGATGCAAGTCGAACATGGTTGAATCCATTGACTGACCGAGCCATCAACCAAAAACCACTCAACAGTATGCCGGAACACTTTGAAACAGTTCACTACCATGACGCTACTTACTACGCCAGCATGGGTCCGTTTGCTTTGCGAATGAAGACAGCCATGCCGCCTACCGAAGCGCAATCAACATACTACACTGCTACATCAGCGAGTGTGAGTAGTACAACTGTAACTGCTACAGGTACTATAATGGCTGGATGGCCTACGAGTGGAACAAATACTGTTTATGTCAACAGTGGTAGCGAAGAAGAAACTTTCACCTACACAGGTGGTGGTGCTGGCGGTAATACATTAACAGGATGTGTCAATGTTATCGGAACCCCATTGACTACAATGGCGAGTGGTAATCATTCACTGCGCTACTACAAGACCGCTGACCTCGCCGCTGATGGTTCACATACTCGCCAAGTTGTATCTCACACTGGTAATACCATTACAACAAATGGTGGTGAGCCTATCGGAGATGAGGATTACATCTTTGTTGATGGGCGCATGTATCAAGTCAACGGTGCTGTTACAGAAGGAGATACAACTATTGTAGTGTTTGATACTTTACCTACTGAAATTACTGTAGGTTCTATCATTTACACTGGTGCTGATGGAACACCTCAAACTGCTCAAACCATTGATACCACCATTGGCACAGGGCTTATGCAAGGTGGACAGTCGGACAGCACCAATACAGCCACCAAGAGTATGCTCAATCACTTTTGGCCGAGTGGTAGCCGTGGTGGACCACTGGTGAGCCGTCTTGATGGCTACGCTTATGTTTCATCATCATGGGATTATCCACGAGACTACGGCTTCGATGGGCCTATTTGGTCCGATGCTGACGATGACGGTTCGTATGCTGTAAGTAGCGGTATCAGCAAGTCATCGTATGATGGTATCAGTAACCCAACACGCCCACGCCCATTCGGTTATCGCTTCGGCCTACGCCAACCATACAACAAGCCGCAGTGGTCCATGTATGGATTGCGAGCATTGCGTGAAACAGCAGTGACAGCCACCAACGCAAGTATAGGTTATACTCATGGCCCATTGGTGCAAACTGAAACTCAAACATCAACATACGCTGGTGGTAGCGGTAGTTCAACCTCCACTTTCCCGAACACCTACACTGGTATTATGGAACGACAAACCAACTTCTCCGGTATGCTTGGTGTTGACAAACCGGAGTGGCAGGTTCGATACAGTGACGGTGTTCGCTATACCCGCCCATTCGGTTGCCCTGTACGCACCCTACGCAACAGTGCTACTGTATTGCGTGACTGGTGGGGCGATGGTAACGGTAAGGGCTTAGATTCAATTGAGGATGCCGCTAAGTATTACATTGTTGATTGGTGGGGTAATACTCGTGGTGAGGATATTCGCCGGTTCCCTGTCCGTTCATTTGGTATTCGCCCATCATGGGATGCGGGTGACGCATACGAATACGACCGACGCAATGACCGTACGCCGTATCAGCGAATACATAACAACGGAAAACACCTCGTCAATTTGAAAGGACTTACTAATGCGGCTGATACAGCATTGATTGGTTCACCACCAGTACCGAGATTTGGTGGTCGTTTAAATAACACTAATAATAGCGATACAAACACTTTGGTTGATGTATTCATGCCATCAAACGCACAGCGTGTAGGCGACATGGGTAATGGTCGAGGTATTCGATACCCAACTCAATTCAACGAGGATGTCTTAACCGCATTGAGTGAACCAATACACACGACAGGACTTGTTCTCTCTCATCACACCGCCGAACCAATCCTCAATGATGGATTTATTCGTGCAAGAAACGATACACTGCAAGCCGACGAAGTGCCTCGTGGTATCAGTTCACGCTTGGAGATTGCAGAAGACGGACTACTCAAGCCCGAAGCAGTAGTAAGCGACCGCATGGAAAACATCGTCGGTGATTCACCGCATAAGGATGCAGTGAGTCGCAGTAGTCCTCGTATCGGTCTTGATACCGAGAATCTACAAGGCGTTGACACTAATCAAATCATCATCAACACCGAAGCGCATAGCCTACACACAGACCGAAATGTAGGACAGCGTGTTATATTGCAAGGAGGTTTCACCACCGCTTCGCAAACTATTGGTAACTACGACCTTACCGCACTCAACTTTGGAGGGCAACCTCAAGGTGGCGCAATGCGTATGAGTCACACCTCCAACTTCAACCCGCTTGGTGGAACTTACCTTGCTGAAACCCGTAACTACCTTTCACCGATTGATGACAGTAGTTGGGGAGATATTCCTAAAACCAATATGGAGTTATGGCTAAAAGCCGATAGTCTTGATTTGGCTGATGGTGCGGCTGTAACTTCTTGGGAGGATGTAAGCGGTAACAATAAAGATTTCACACAGGGAACAGTAAGTTCACAGCCGGACTTTGTAGCAAGTGATAGCGATTACAATAACAAACCACTTATTCACTTCGATGGAGATGACGCTTTATCCACTCCTTTCAGTGCTGATTTAAACCCGAATAACTTTACAGTGTTTGTAGTTTCAACTGTTGATTCGGATGACGGTAATTATCACGGAATAATAGACACTACAAACGGTAATACTGGATGGCTTTTGTATGCGAGAATGTCGGGTAGCACCAACTACTGGCAATGGAGAACAGGAACAGGTAGTGGACAGACTATAATATCTGCTGGAAACGATACTGTAGTGCCTAATACTCCTTCGATAGTCACTTTGAAAATGGCTGGTAGTGATGGTGCGGGTGGTGGAACAACTACTCAAACTCTCTATGTAAACGGTGCTTCTGCCGCAACATCAAGTGCGGTGTTTACCAAAAAAACTGCTACTTCTGCTACTCCTATATTGGGTGATGTTGGTTCTTTTGAACTGACAGGTCAAATGGCGGAGGTAATTATTTATTCTTCGGCATTAAGTGATACTGACAGACAAAGCGTAGAAGGATATTTAGCCAGTAAATATGGTATCAGTGCATCATCTGTATGGAAAAGTAGCAACCCGTATCTTACTGATACAAATGGTGATACAAGAGGGAATGTTGTTGATAAGACAATCACATACATGATGCGCCCTGTTCGCTTGATGGATAAACAACACATCGAAATGTTCCGTTCTAATCTCAACCTACACTCATCAGCCCCGCAATACGGCAGTAATTACTTCGGTGCTACCGCTGGTGGTAAATATGGTTTGTATTTGTATGATGTTGACAATGGTAAGGCTACCGCTGGTGTTTATATTCGTGCTTCAAATCCCGATACAAACCCTCCATACATACCCGCTTATTACATGGACATCAGTGCAAGTGACACTGTACCTATGAGTAAAGGGCCAAAGATTATTGGAACAAGTGATAGCGGCTTTGACAGTAGTAAAATTGACAATGAAGTTACTCGTGTAATTATCAGTGAAAATACTTTGCAACACTACCGTTCCGACGCATCACGCCGTCGTACATCAGTAGAAAACGATGATGCTGTTGTTCGTAAAGATTACAGCGTACAACCACGCTTCTCCCAGTCTCTTCATCCAAAAGGACATAAAGGAGATGTTGACTACAATTCAACAGACCACAGTGGTGATGGCGCATGATTGACTACGACTTTTGCAAATGTTGTACACCAATGGAGAACGCATTCGCTTTGATGAAGGCTAAGAAGGAAAAACCATTTCATGGCTACAATCCAAATAAGCACAGCCCAAAAGGTGGACTGAACGCTAAGGGTCGTGCCGCCGCCAAGCGTAAGAGTGGTGCAAATCTCAAACCCCCTGTGACGACTAAGCCAAGTAAACTCAAGCCCGGCTCAAAGAAGGCCAAGCGTCGTAAATCATTCTGCGCTCGTATGAGTGGTATGAAAGGTGCAACGAGTAAGAAAGGTAAATTGACACCGAAAGGGGCTTCTCTTAAACGGTGGAACTGCTGATGGCTGTCATAAAAAATACAGTCGTCGGTCGGTTTAGTACCGATATGCCCGCAGTGATGGACCATGTGCGTAAGCCGGTGTTCGTTGACAACGCCGTTCATCATGCAAAGGTGGACACGAGTACAGGTGTACAGGCGAAAGTTACCATTGAAAATAGTAACGCATCTACTTTCCAAGTCATGCCCGAAACCCGCTATCAAATCGTTGAGGGTGAGTCGTCAATTCAAATCACACATAAAGAAACATCGGGGCATAGTAGCACCGCAGTGCCATTTTTGGGCGACAATATATTGAGTTCAACCAACAAACCCATGCTTGTTTACAATGCCGACAACCCCGCCCAACGCTTGTCTATCTCAACACTTGAATCCAGCACCGTTGGTATTCTAATGAACCTACAGAACATGAAAGGAAAAACACTTAGTGACCTCGGTTTCTTTGAGCGTGAAGTTAAATTGGGCCAGCCAATTGATGTAGGATTACGAACAACAGACATGGCTATCCGTTTAGGACAACAGGCTACTACCAGCATGAACAGTTTCAACATTGGTCGAAACATGGGTTCAACCAATAACAATAACGGTCGGAGGTTACACTCAACCCGTTTCCTCGGTCAAGACTTTACAAACATCAATTTGATGACCGCCCTCCGCTTTCTCGGTCGTCATGATAGCCGCATGATTTTGATGGACCGCTTCGGTAACATGCTCTATGTTCCTATCACATTCAGCGAGGCAACTCGCACCGTTGACGCTAATCTACGCTTTGGTTCTAAAACCAATGACCCTGTAGATAACACACCTAATCGGGTTACTGTACAAGGTCAACCAATGGCATTGAATGATTTGGTTATTGTTACCGTTGATGACACCGAAAGACAAAGCGGTGTTAATGGTGAGATACGAGAAGAACCAGCACCAGTTGTAGATATGACGGTGCGTTCTACCAATGGGGCAAGAAAAGTTGCTCGTCAAATCTTACGGGGTAACACCTTGACGGCTGGCTCTATCAGTAGCACAGGACACCCCGGTATCACTGATTTAAGACCGGGTATGACTATTGAGTATGACGGTCAAACTCGTGTCATTACAGAAGCAAGACACATGCCGATTGTAGGAACAACCGACCTTACTTTACTTAACATTGAATCGGGAATAGAAGGAGTGTTACAAGGAATTAGTGAAGGTGCAACCTCTGTTTCCAGTGGAGAAGCACCGCTTAATTATGTGCAAATTGTAGAAGAAAACTTGTCAATGTTCGGTAAAATAGAGTTGCGTATTACTTCTCAAGTAACCGAGCGTGGAGTACATAACACCGCCTTTTTAATCGGAGGGGTTAAAGGCACGAAGACAAGAGGCAAAATTGGTGGCACTGGGCTACCAATAGGTGCGAATAAGACCGAGATTAGGAGATATTGACATGCCTGTATCAAATCACATACGCCGTTTACTTCTACAAACTATTGCTGATACTATCAACGAAGTAGTGGTGGGTTTCGACGGAACACCTGCTACTGCGGAGGATGGTGCGGCAGGTCGCCCTGCTATCGTTCTCACGCCAACAGTGACGATTATTGACGACACCGCCCTTCTTGTTGAAGCATCAATGAGTGCTGATAATTCGTTTACTGATAGCATCCGTGAGGTGTACATACAGAATAGAAGCACTTCGGATTTTACACCAGTCGCTCGCTATACAACTAAACCAATCATCAAAACATCAGCAAATGAAATTAACATTGAAATCTTAATCGAGGTGGCATGACATGGCAGGGAATCCAGTATCGGGGCATACAAATCATAACTTGACAGTATCAACAGCGACGAATGTTGATGGCTTAGGCGACGGCGACCACATCTTATCACCCACTCTTACCAACATGATAGAGGGTGTGCATGGTAATGGTATCATCATGTATGACGACACCTCCGTAGGTGAGGGTGACAGGAACACACCCGCTAATTTACCCGGTGCTGTCAATTACGCAAGTGGCACTACTTTCACTGTAAAAGGAGGATATGTTGTTCTTGATGGAGTAATGTATCAGTTCGCAGGTGGTGTAGGTGCGACAACAACTTACACGCTGAATACCAGTAGTGCAAGTGCCGCAGGTTCACACACCGCCCTTACCAGTGGCAAAGAAGCACTCGTAGTTGTCTATGCTTGCGCTGATGATACTTCTACTGTAAAACATATTTATTGGGAATTAGGAACCGCTACTACTGTTGGTGCAAACGCCTACCCTGCTTGTTCGACTTCTTTCCTCAATACACCTACCGCAACAGGTAGTAGTGCGTTGGCGAACACTCAAACACTCGTTTTAGCCGTTCTCCGTGTTGTCTATGCGAGTGGGGGTGATGACCTCAAGTTGGCTATCACAGAAGTGAACGACAAGCGTGTGTTCATCCGACCATCACCTATGTACTTCTCACCCGTCACTACCGGCGATATTGCCGCTACTGCCGAAGTTGATTCGCATACTGAACTTGACAACTTTCATGCCGCCGAAGTTGGTGGTTTCAGCGCATCACGCTTCGGTGCAATGTGGCAATCATTCGGGGCGCAGGTAGCCAGCACTACTGCCGGAGACAACGATAAGGATGTATTGTATTACAGTGGCACTCACGCCGCCCGTTATACTCGTTCAGTGTTCGACCGTGTGCTTACAAGCACTGCTACCAGCATTGACCTCACATCAACCGATGCCAACATCCTCGTGCTTACACCGGGCGGTACATTCGCTGTAACGACCAGTGGGGCGTTCCCTGCGGGTTATGTCATTGAGATAAAGAATACTCACGGGTCGAACACCGGAACATTCGCTCTTACCAACTCAACGACTTCTGCCATCGGTGACACCGCCGACAGCGATGGTGGCTACGCTAAGTTCGTCTGCACAGTAAGCCATGCGACCAATCCAACCTTTGTTCGCTTAGTGTGAATAGGGCGATTCAAAATAGAAGAAGAAAAATTATTTTCAATTACTTTCACTGTTGTTTTTCTTAATTGCGGTGTCTTGCCAATAATGCCCGCATTGCCGACATTGTAGCAGTAAGAAACGCTCACGCTCACCATCGAGGTAACGAGCCGATATGCGTCGTGCTATGTGCCAATGGGCGCAAGACCTACACTTTACTTTCAGTTTTTCCAACAATCGCCCCATCGTAACACGCCTCGCAAAAATCTCCATCAACAAGAGTCGAAACTCTTTCATCGCAAAATACGCAAATGAATCTCTTCTTCATTGCGCTGGCCTTCTTGCTATAATGTCATCAATACGCAGTATTGAATTAGTAACCTCGCTGGCACTTAGCACTGCTTGTCGAACCAATTCAGTAGGCTCAAACACACCAAGTTCCATCATGTTACATACGCCCCCGTTGTGTACATCGGGGCCAATTTCACGGTTGCCCTGTAGTATTTCGTGACGGATAGCGAGGATAGTATCGAGGGGGTCATGCCCTGCATTCTCGGCAATAGTAGCAGGGATGCACTCTAATGCGTCTGCAAAGGCTTCAATCGCCATCTGCGCTCTACCACCTATCTGTGCCGCATGTTGCCGTAGATGTGATGACATACGAGCGTATGCGTTTCCACCACCAACAACAAAGTGACCGTTCTTTAACACTAAAGATACTACACCGAGTGCGTCATCAAATCCACGCTCAACTTCTTCAAGTGTGTGGGATGTAGCACCCCTTAGCACGAGTGTCGCCTCATCGCTCTTGACATCGCCTTGAACAAAGAGATACCATACATCGTTATGCTTTTGACGCCCTACGGTACATTCTGTGTGTCCTTCTACTTCTTCGGGTGTTTGATAGATAGTTGCCCCTGTAACCTTACTCAATGAGCGTAGTGTTGATTCGGGAACTCTGCGAGCAACCATGATGTTATGCTTCTTGAGATGAGCGCATACATGGTCGTTGACCGCATCACGGACAAAGACTATACCACCATTCGGTAATACTTTCACAAGTAATTTAGCCGTTGAGATGAGGTTTGCCTTACCCGATGATTTGTATGACTGAAACGATTGAGCGTCAAGTTGTACTTGCACATTGTCTTCACTCTTCTCATTTTCAAGACCAGTGTTCAATAATACCACATTAAAGTAAGCGTCGTTGCCTTCAAGCACATAGTCCTTGTTTACAATCGAACCTTCGTAGAGGTAGGAGTCATCAAGCGAGCCACCGGGGAATGAAACAACCTTGACGCTTTCAGCATCACCGGCTTTCTCAACTGCTGATACACATAGTTCAGCGACAGCATCAAGTGAGTTCTCAAGTGCTTTACCTGTGATAGCAGTTTTAGCGACTGATACCAATATGTCACGCTTATCACTCGTAAGTGAAACATGACGCTGTAAGTATTCAACAGCCATTTGAGATGCCTCGTGATAACCACGACAAATCACATTCGGGTGCAATCCTTTCTCAAACAGCGTTTCGCTGTTACCGAGCAATTGACCTGCAAGAATGACAGTGCTTGTTGTACCGTCATAGCACAGGTTTTCTTGAGTCTTTGCCACTTCAACAATCATCTTACCACCGGGGTGTGATACATCAAGTTCACGCAAGATAGTAGCACCATCGTTTGTAACGATAACACCACCTCCACCGTCAACCATCAGTTTGTCCATTCCCATAGGGCCAAGCGTTGATTTAACGGTATCTGCTACCGTCTTTGCCGCCCGTATGTTGTGTATCTGTGCTTTGCTTTTCGTACTTTCAATCTCCGTCATATCTACCATTCCACTTCTATTTTTACTATTTCGCCTGTATCTAATTGTCTTGATTTGATATAGCCTTCACTCTTTCCAAATTGATACAAGTCGAATGTTAATTGAGCATCGCTAAGGCAGTATTTGGCTACCTCGTCAAACTTACCTGCTCTCCATGCTAAGGGGGCATCCTCGCTGTTCATAAGTTTATTGTCCTCTAAAGTGGTCTTTGTCAGCATTCCCAGTGTTGTAGATACCTTACCAATGGCTGTTGCCGCCTTCTGTACTAAGTGCTTCGTGTCAATGACCGCATCGGCTTTACCGAGTATATCACCGGCTGTCCAGCAATCGAGTGCATCACGCAGTACAGGTAAATCGAATCCTTTGATGTTATGGCCGATAACAACGCCACCGCCAGCAACATGCTTTGCTAAGTCCTCACCCAGTGTACGAGGGTGAAGTTCTTTCACTGTGGCATCAATATCGAGCGATTTGTTGCAATACACCGTACCATCGTTGCCATTCCATGTAGCGACCACTGTAGGTTCAAAGGAGGCGGTCTTATCCCACCCTCCAATCTCCCATGAGTAATTACCTGTTTCAATATCTAATGCCATTATGTCGCTCATTTCTTACTCACCTTATGTTTATAGTAAACTCTCTTGCCCTGCTTTCTACTGGTAAATAACTTACTTGCGTAGTCTTTGAAGTGTCTTTGAGCCGTAGCCATTGATACTCCGGTGCTTTCAATATATTGCTGAACAACACCTTGTTTTCTTCGCCAACCATCACCGTGACCTTCAAGTTCATAGTCAGCGCATATACCGTATGCTTTAAGCATGTTTTCATGTATTTTACCTTCTTTGGCTTTGTTACCGCCAATTTCAACAGAATCCTCAAGCCAAGAGATGAGGTTTTTAAACAAGTCAATCAGTATTTCACCAGCATCATCTACATGCTCATCTTTAATCTCCCATGACTCATCAAGCAGTGCCATGTGAAGTGAGATGATACCGAGGTAATTCTCAATACCCGGCGTGAATGACGCTACAATCTCCGACATAGAGGGGTTCATGTCCATCAGTAAATCGTAGATTTTTTCGGATGCTTGATACAATGAAGTAGTGTAATTCAAACTTGGTTTGAACATATCCCACATGTGACGCTGAACTGTTTCCTCTCGCTCATCATCAGTCATATCACCCCACTGTGTGAATGTTACTTCGCTCATGTTGAGTAAGCGGTCACGAATACGCTTTTCTGTATTCTTGAAGTAATCGCAAATATCATCCTTAGATAAATCGTTTTCTTCGGGCTTCTGCCAAAAGGTTCCAAGACGAGTAGTACTTACTTCTTGTCGCATACCCATATCCCAATGCGCCCAGTAAAGCAATACACGCTGAAAGATACCCTTTGTCAATACATAGTCCTTGACACCCTTCGGTGGATAGGTAGTAATCCAAAGAGATACTAAAGAATCACACTCAATTTTATTCCCCTTCATGTGCTTTACCAGTACATTGCTGTTGCTACCTACTGCGTTACACGCCGTCTGTAGATACAATACTGTTTCTTGACTGTGTTTATTTGGAGTGAGTAGAATCGAACCTTCATCGAAGTTGATAGCCTTGCGACCTGCGAGTAAACCGGGAACAGTTTCATACTCACCTGTTGGTTTTTGATGTTCGTCAAGCACCGCATTGGTTGAGCCAATTAAACCTGCATCTGTTCCCGAAGCGAATGCGTCATACGGAACTTCAATATCCTCCATGATTTCACTAATGAAGTTCCATGCTATGGACTTACCAGTACGAGATGGTTGAATCCAAAATACATGCACACGAGGGTCAAGGTGAGAGTCACCTGTAGGAATACGAATGTAGGGTAGTGCTACCTGCCCTTGAATAAAGAAGAAAGACAACAAACCCGGAATCTCATTCATCATTGAGGTCTGTGAGAAGTGATGTAAATATCCTTCAAGAACGGGAAACTTCTGTACGGCTTTGTAATTTGATGTTTGAGTCATAGTCTTCAATCCTCCTTTCCTTTATTGTTTATATATGATTTTCACCGCTTCACTTTTCTTTCTTGTTTAACGGGTTCTTCACTTGTAAGTATTTTAATAAGTAATTTTCTTCTCACTTCACCCAAGCCTTTGATTTGCTTAAGTGATTCGGGAAAGCACATCTCTTCTATGTTACCGCATGTTTGCAACAGTCGTTCCGCTACTTCACGCCCAACGCCCGGAACGGTCATTATCATGTCCAAGCGTAGGTCGTTACTCGCTACCCTGCGGATTGATTGCGCCCCATGTTTACTTGCCGGTTTATGCAATTTGTCATGTAACTTCACAATGAAAGAAGCCGCACTGCTTACATCGGGTGTAAAGAATACTTGGCATTCAAAGTCGCTCATTATACGAGCAATCGTTCCAGTCAGTTCACTTTGCACCTTTGAATAACTCACCTTCTTTCCGTTGCGTTTAGCCATAGTGACATACTTTTCAATCGAGCCGTGAATGACAAGAAAGAAACGCTCAAAGTTCGCATCCATGTTATCGAGTTGTCTCCATAGGTGGCCGGAGTGTGATGATTGAAACAGGTCGGGAATACTTTTAGCCTCAACTAAAGCACCACCAAGTAAGTAGTCACCCACTACCAGTGTTTGGCGTATAACAGTCAGTCCTGTTTTCTTGGCTCTACGCTCTATGGATTCACATAGTGAGCCTCTTTCGTTACTATCAATTATCAAGTCCGGCTTCATTTGCCAACCCCCAAACTGTTAAATTGTAACTACCGGATAAGTTTGCTTCTAATCTTTCTTTACCGACTTCGACAAACTCACGGTTTCTACTCAATATGTTTCCAAGTCGGGGCATACTTGGACACCACCGAGGCCAAGTTTCATGAAGTTGAGAGTGTATCTCTCGTGTATTCTTATTACCCTGTTTGAGTATTTTTATCACTCTTGTAATAGTGTTGATATTTCTTCTTTTTTTAGGCTTAATTTTATCATCATGTGCGTCAAAAATGTTACTCATAATATCACTCCATATCGCCGGTTCCATCGTAGTATTTACATTTACCCATACAGAATCCTTCTTGGTAAAGAGTAGCACATGTAGCGTGCGGATAACCCGCCATCACTATACTGCGAACTTGTTCTTCTGTCTTCTCCTTTCGGTAGTCCACCCACCCTTGACCCGAAATGATTCTTGAAATCATACCAACATGCTTTTCCTTTTCCTCGTTGGCTATGCGCCAAGCAGGGAAAAACATACGAAGGCGGTCAGCCAAGTAGGAGGCGAGGTGAAACCTTGCCCTGTGAGTAGGATTGCCGCCACCCATAGCGGCCTGTGATAGACAGGGTAGCATATGTAAATCATCAAGTGATACAGTCGGTATATCCACCGTCTTGATATGCCCCATTGTCAGTAATTTACTTTTGATAATGTTTAATTTAACAGGTGTTTTTCCTAATTGGATGTAACCATTATGTGGCTCTTGACCCTTATCCATCAAGTCGTCATACGATAGATTGAGGATGTCTTCACTACTCATGGGTATAGTCCAAACTTCACGCTTGGCATTATACGAATTGGGTATGCGTATCATACCACTCGTATCGAATGCAACCGTAGGGTCATTACATCTCAAGCCACCCAGTTTCTTCTCCCATTGATTGATGAGGATTTTACCGGAGTGTTTTATGCGTGAAAGTTCTGCACCATTCTTTGGTTCTATTGATTCATCAAGCGGAACCCAAACATGAAAACCGCCACCACTGAACCATATGTAGTGTAGTATGTCTTTATCCATCAACAAGCGATGTAGTTTTTTTACCTCGCTGTGTGGTATTTCAAATGGTAAATCTTTACCTTTATCCTTAAAGTCTTTACAATCGAAATCCAGTACGAAGTGATGTATTTTAGGTGTATTGTAATCTACCCTATGGTGCTTCGGTGCTTGAGTTTCATTGTAACCATAAGCAGTGAAGTAAACATTACCACTCCCGTTCTTACCCGACCAGTAGCGTTCTAACTCGGAGGCGTTCTTGACGAGTCTTCGCCAACCACGCTCACCGCTACTCGGTAGTTCAAGGACTTCACGAGGGAAGTCTATGGGTAAGAAGCCCACCGTATCACCGATTCTTATGTAGGAAAATATCGAGGTCTTTCACCAATTCATCAAGCAAAGCATTGAGAGTGTCGGCTCGCATCTGCGACGGGTGTACAGTGTATGTAATCGTCTTCGGGTGTCTGTATTGAGGCTCGCCATCTATTTCAGCAAACTCATCAAGGGTCGTCTGTCGCACGATGCTACGCAAAAACTTCTTGCGACCAGCACCAGTGGACTTGTGTACCTTAACAACATAGTTGAAGTTACCCACTTTTTCGTTCAGTATTCTTTCTATCAGCATAATTATTTCAATCATTCTTTTCATCCTCATTTATTTTGTCCAAGAACTTATTCGCACCGGAACTTTCCAGCCATTCTAAATCATCAGCCGGATTCCAGTACTCGCAGTGTTCTTGAAAACTGCACCACCCACATTTGAAATCATTGTTTCCGGGGTCGGGTGGGAACTCCATATTTATGTGTGCTTCAAGTAGGCGCACTAAACCTTTTTCGATACTCTTGGCCGCATACCTACCGCCCTTCTTCGTGTCTTCATAGAAGACAGTAGGGCCGTCGCCGCCATTGATACCCCCGCCGGGGAACTCCCATCCCCAATGGGTGATAGGGAGAAACTCATGGTGAGGGCTATGTTCAAGCATCATCTTGTAAAATTGCATTTCTTTACGCATAGCCGTAGGCTTATGCTTGTTGTACTTACCAGTCTTCAACTCCATGAGAGCGAAGCCATCATCGTCAGCGAATAGTCCGTCAATGAAACCGTTCATGTGAATAGGAATATGTTCACCGTTCACTTCAACAAAGCGTGTGGCTTGTATATTCGCTTCGATAGCGACAGGTTCCCACTGCTCACCCATAGTGTAGAGTAATCGGTGAAATTGCCACTCAACCCATTGCTGAATCTGTTCATCCTCGCCAAACTCATATGGTTCGGGAGGTTGAGGTATAGCGTTATGAAACACAGCCTTCGCCGCATCTATGTCACCACTCGCAATCAAAGCAAGTGCATCTTCTTTACCTGTGAAGTTTTCCCAAAACCACTCCATCATGTCGTGAACATTTAGCCCCCGTATGTGGTGGTCCACTGTCTCTCCACGCAAGCCCTTGAACTTCTCAAGGTAGTATTGCTGTGGACACCAGCCGAATGTGCCGTAACTTGACTTGGTAACTCGGAGTATAGTAGTGTCATCCTCATTCGGATTCCAAGCGTAGGTGCTACTCTTGTACGAGTCAGCCTCTAATGTGTTACCAGTAGCCTCAAGGTAATCGTCAATGCGTGGGCGACTATCATCACCGGTAGGATTAAATCTCATCACGCCACCTCCATTTCAGTAATCAAAGTCTTACCCTCATAACCTCGCTTTATATGAAAAGCACAGGCAGGGAAACCGAATGGGAACCCGCACTTACCTGCCCCGACTATATGGATAGAATGAATGTTTCCGTAGCCAAGAATATTACGAATGCGACCAAGACTTGAAAACATCTTTGATAGTGGTAAAAGAAACACTATGTTATCAGCGCACTCATACGATTTGGATAAAATCTCATCCAGTATGCTGTAAGGTGGATTGGTAATAATCCAACTTGCATGTCCTTCATAATCAAAGAAATCTCTACCTCTTTCGATTTCGCACCAATCTGTTTTCCACTGTGTGTAATAATTATCATAAAATACACCACTACCTGCACATGGGTCAAGTACCAACGAACCATCGGGTATTTGAGAACTAAATATCCCAATTACACACTTAGCCATGCTTTCGGGAGTCAAAACTAAATCATTCGGGGGCTGTGGGTCTTTGGCAGTATAGCCCTTACCTCTACCGAACCCTTCATGATGACCCATCATACCATCTCCATTTCAATTAACTTCTGCAAATATACAGCCAAGTCCATTGCTTCTTCTTGAGCATGGATGAGCCATTCAAGACGAGAGAGTGGTGCGGTTTCCATAGTGACTCCGTATTTACCCTTGCCTACTTCTGCTCGCTGTGCAATCTTCTTGCATACTTCGTCTTCTATTCTGCTCATTCTTCTTCACCTGTTATTTCAAATATGATTCTCTCGGCTTCGCATAGTTTACAGTGATGTTTACCTTCAAACTCCGGCCTGTGTTTCAATGGTTTCACGCACTTCATTCACCCACCCCTGCAACTTCATGTAATTCGGGAAACCAATTTTCATCGAGTTGTTCAGCAGTACGCTCAACATTATCGGGTAACATTTTATGTCCTTTACTTTCGCAAAATCTAATCCATGCGGCTTCTTCGGCAATTTTCTTTGCGTTGAGATAATATGAAATCAATTTTATTTTACCCATTTTATTAAAGTAATACTCACGAGATTCCGCCCATGTCATATTCGCAACAGCACACTCAAAGCAATGTGTGTTGCGTCTAAAAAGTGCGGGGTCTAAATATACATCAACTTGTTTTTCGCAAGAGTAGCACATTTTTTTCGCTTTTGCATTTATAGTCATTTCTTCACCTTCTTTTTGTTAAACAAGTGTCCATCAGTCATACTTACAACCCTCGTGTTAAGAGCCATCAACTTCTTTTCAGTGTCAATTTTAAGTCTTTCAACTGCATCCAAAAGAACAGGTGCGTGATTTAATTGGTTCATAACCTCGGCTTTTACCATTATCTCTATTGTAGTGTCAAGCATGGTTTCTAAACGCATAACCCTGTCTTCTAATGAAACGAGTTGACTTTCTAAGTTCTTAGTGTATTTAGCCATCATATCGTTTTGTTTGTAGTTGCTGTGACATGCATCACATCGGTTGATACCTGTTGATTTATTCGACCGAGTGGTAAAACTGACACCACACATTACACATTCTTTTTGTATTCCCATAATATCAATCCTCTATTCCTTTATTGTTTATATATGATTCTCACCAGTATTGTTTCAACACCCTCTTCGCAGTAAGTCGTTGTAAATCCCAGTCGAGTGTTTCATACACGACCTTGAGTTTCTTTGCTATCCATTTGTCAACGCATGTAGTCCAGTCTATATCATATTCATCCAGTTCACTTATCTCATCATATGCTATCACATTGGTTTGAGGTTGCCCCTCCGGTACACCATTGATGAATACCCATTTAACGCTGTCACCTTTATTAAAATCAGTGTTATTGTATTTGTTTGAGTATTGCGCCGCCTTCGCTGTGTTGGGTGTGTGTGATGGATTGTAGTCATCTAAGTGCTTTTGAATGCGTCCGTATGCTGATACATCATCCAATGCGCCCCCACCATAGACAGCCTTCACCATTGGGCGTATGTTGTCAAACAAATCACCTTCATCAGCACCATTGCATATGAGTGTGAAAGCCTCACGCTGTACACGCTTACTCAACGGTGGTGCATTAGCCGCCTTCATAGCAAAGCCTGTCACCTTCATCTCACCCTTGTCTTCGGGAGGGTATGACTTGATACCGAAGTTTCTATTCTTGATACCGGCAGTGAACCAGTAAGGGAAAAAGGCTTCAAGTTCTACATCGAGATACTTCAAATCCATTTCTTCTTGAGCGATACGAGTTAATTCACCTGCAACTTCTTCGGCTTCATCGAATGGAACTTGGATGTAACATGAATCAGTGTGACCCGCAAGCCCACGATAGCCCATCTCTTCACTCTTTTTTACGAGCATACTGATGGATTCTCTACCGAGGTAAGTGATACACTGTGCAATTGGGTAACTACTCCATTGACCGGCAATCTTCTTGGTTCCCGTCATACCATAAATTGCATTGACAGCAACCTTGACGGCCATCTGTAACATGTTGTAACCGAGGCGTGTATCAGCGTCATCAGTCTCACGCATGAGGCGTTTGTACTCCTTACGGAGAGCGAGCATCTGTTTGACAACAGAAGGTAGTATGCCTTCTTTGTCTTGATGCCAGTGGAATGTGCCACCTGTAAGTGGTATCATGTTACCTTTGTCATCATACTTAGGAGGAACTTTCAGTGTGAGAATATTCTCACCCGGCCCGTCTGCCATTGTAGTCCAACATAGGTTGGCGGAGAGAATGATATTTGGATAGAGTGATGCGAAATCTACCAGTGCTACATTTTCATGTCGCCCTGCTACCGGAGGCATGACCCACGCCGCCTGTAGTTCGGGGCGTTCTTGAATGTAAGAAGAGGGTGCTTTGAGGTCAGTGCGCCGACCAATCAACCCTCGGAAGTATCGAGTGACCTTATGTGTGCTACCGAATGAGACACCGGCCAGTTGTTGCATGGCTATGTGATAGGATATACAATTCAACTTCTCGTCACAGTCACGCAGTAGCGTAGTGTCAACCAAACAATAGTCAACGAAATCGTCATAGTAATCAGCCCATCCATTGAAGACAGTCATACCTTCTATGTCGTTTGTTAATTTACCACTGAAACCAAGTTCAGTAGCGAACCAATCCAACTTGCGAGACTGTGCTTGACCTTTGCCGGACTTCTGCCATATACCTTCAAAGCCACTCCCATCAGTCCACTGCGCCGCAGTATCGAATATCAGTCGCCCCTTGATAGGTTGAGCAGTGGTGCGGTATGCACCAGTCTTTTTGTTCGGTGCAATCACTCTACGCACAGGAGACAAACGCTCACGCTCTACACCCAGTTGTTGATACAGGTGAGGTAAATCAGCCCAAGCAATAGCATGAGCCACCAACATGTCGGGGTTGCACTCTTCAAGGTAAGTCAAGAAACCATCGTGCATCTCATGTTCATTAGGATAGGTGCGTAGTTCATACCCTTCGTAGCGGTCTATCCACTCGGTCTTGCGTATGGTATCACGAATAGACTCTTCACTCCATGCGAAGACAACGGGGTGGTCGCTGAATGTATCGGACACCGCCATCACAGTAGTGGCTTGATTTTCAGTGTTCCACTCAAGGTCAAAATACCATATGCGAGGCTTAAACTCCGGCAACTTATCGGGGTAATTGGTGAGTAGTATTTGGTCGAGGTAATTAAGGTCAGCCTCGTAAGTCCATACACCGCACTTCTCTTTGAGTTCCCATAGAGTATTGGGGTGCTGTACAGTTACTTTCACTATTGTTTTACCGTCGAGTCCGGTTGCCTTGATGTTCGGATGAACAACTCCCCTGTGGCCCCTAATACGATTCATCACATATCGAGGTGCATCTTCGGCTACCCAAAAGAAAGGCTCAACATAATCATCGTCGCCCTTCATGATGTATCGCTCGTGCAATACCCCATCAGCCCCACGAGTACGCTCGTAGATGGTAGGTGGGTCATACGGGTCATCAGTGAACCAATCAATAATCATCAGTCATCACCCACATCAACGACCATAAGTAGTGTAGTGACTTGTTCAAATATCACTATTGTATTTCTACCCATGTGCATACGAGCCTCACCATCATCGAGATAGTTGAGGCAAGTAGGTAGAGCATCGGAGAACATCGAGTCAACAGTAGTAGCAGGGCCGTCAGTGTCAGTAGCGGGGATGGTAGTGAATAAACGACCACTCGCCGCCTTACCTGCTACAATACCTATCTCTTCTTCGCCGCAGTGAATACGCAACTTGAAGTCCGTGTCCTTCGCCAGTATGCCACGCATATTGGCAAACGAAATCAAATCCTTTGTCATCAGTGATGAGTGAGTGGATAGGTTGGCATCGCCAAACTTAGCCCACCCACCTTCTTGACACTTCTTTAACAGTGAACGAATTACAACAGCCTTGCTCGCTGATTCAATATCATTCGTACTCGGTAGTTGCAACTTGTTACCAGCCGCTTCAATGTGAATTGGTTTATGGGTGTCCACCTGTCGTAGAGTTACAGTGTCCTCATTTGTCGCCTTCATGAACTTGAGTGCTTTCTCAAGGTCAGCGATATGGAGTGCGCCTTCTTCAATTACCTCACCCGCCAAGAAATACTTTCGCAGGTAAAAGGATGCATAAGCAACCTCAACCGTGATGCGAGAGCCAGCGCACTCCAACCGTAGGTCGGGTACACCTTTCGTAAACGATGTAAGGAACGAGACAAACTCGCTTTTGTTCACTGTAACTTTAGTCATAATATCACCTCATAGTGTGGCAGGGAAGAGTAGGAGGAAAACGCCAGCAACCCCCTTGACGACATGAAAACCGAAACTTCACCCTTATTACCTTCAAACCTACCTCACTGGGAGTATCATAGTGTACCGTCATACAAGTCCGGTAATCCATTCCATGTGTAATCACCATCGGGTCGTGTCACGAAGACAGTCCGAGACTGATTCACGAGGTTTGGATTAGTCTTACACTTGGTGTATGACGCTGTAAAGATTGTTTTTTCCAATTCACTTTCATCGTTATGTTCCTGTGATTCTTGCATGTGAATAATGGTTGGTAAGTAGCCGTTCATTTTCTTTTCCCACGCAGGTTTCCACTCATCAACCGGCCCACTCTTGTAAGAGAAGTTGGCGATTGTCATGTGAGTTTCCCAAAAGACACGCACACCGAGTCGAACAAGGTCACGGCTCAATCGAGTGAGTTGGTGAAAGCGAGCGTTACGCATACCCCACGCTGTCTGTGACTTGATTTTCTCCATACCACTACCACTGTAGTCTGCTGATTGAATAGCGTCTTTCGCCATACCCAAGTCAACGATACGCATGTTATGGTTGCATATCTCAAGCCATGAGTCAATACCACTCAACAAGCAACCCCACACCGGCTTACCGGCTTCGGCTTCACTGATGAGGAACCGCATGATTTTCATGATGCGGTCGTGTGTTTCGGGGTAATCGTGTGCTGTACGGTCATGACCCATCACCCACGGATTCCATGAGCGAATGTTTTCGTTCTTGTAAATAGCCGAGTTGAGCATACCGCCACCACCGTCAAAGTCAACCACATGAAGTGTTGAGTCTTCGGGTTTCGATTCGTCTTTCTCAAAGGCATCGAGAACGATAGCCGACTTACATGTGCCGTCATGCCCCATGATACCAATGAACTGATGCGTCTTCATCATGTATGTACGAGCCTTGTCTTCGGCTCGCATTTCAGCGAAGGGGTCGCCGGAAAGAGGCTTCTTAACCTCTACCGGCTCACTTACTTCATCCTTAAGTTTCTTCTGTGCTTCTACTGTTTGTCCAAATCCCGCCATAAATAATCACCTCATTCAAATTGATTTACTCCTGTATCGCCACCAGTTGCTCGCTTTCGGCAACGGCGTGGGTCGCCATAGATACCCATGACGCTAATTTTAGGAGAGATGAGTCCATCACGGTCTTTCATACCGACACGGCCAAAGACGAATACAGTGGACTTTTCAGCGTAGTCAAAGGCTTCTTCGCCCCAACCACTCGTGAACGGGTCACACATCACGCCGACAGCACCAGCAATCCAACAGTCAATGTCACCAGTAATGGTGCTTGAAAGCGTCATGTTGTAGTTGAATCCTTCGGGGTCATACTCGCTGTCACGAGGTTCAGTGTTCATGCTGTTGATTGTTCCCTTTGTAATGACGAGAGGGCCGTATGTAACTTGTCGGCCACCAATCTCGGTGCGCTCTTTCTTGTTCTCATAAGCCTCTTCTAAGTGGTCTATAGGAACAAACAAAGAGTGGTCTTCGCTTAACCAGTAGTTCTTCGGTTGAAGAAGCGGGCGCATACTTTCCGGTACGAACTCGTCTGTGTAATTAGGTGTGAAGTCATCGTATGTTCCGAGAACTGTCTTGAAGTATTCGTTGGTAGTTTCACGAGGCGGAACGACTGAAATCTTACACGGTCGCCCAATGTCAAGATTCATGTCAGCGTTCTCGTTTGTCAAGTCAACTTTCCAAAGCCCAATGTGAGCATTGTTGACGAATGCACCTTCTTCTCCACCGAGGAAGTAAGCGTAGCGACCCATGCGAACAGGAGAGGATGGTAGCCCCTTACGAGTAAGGAGACATACCCAATCATCACCGGACTTGATACCGAATGGTGGGTCTTCGCTTGAAGGGTTTGTAAGTGGGGTGAGTCCATCCTTGTTACGGATAGCCCACACATCGCCGTCTTTCTCAAAGACACCAATGCGGCCACTACCGATAGCCTCGGCAGGGTCTTTCTCAAAGAGTGCTACATTCGACTTAACGATGTTCTGCAATCTGTCTTTCTTTCGGTCTGCTACACCAACGAAGGAACCTACCCATGTGTTTGTATTGCTACTGCCAGTCTTCTTTCGTGTCTGTACGAAGGCTTGTTCAGCCCAATCTACCAACAGGTCATCATCTTCTTCGGTGTGGTTTTCGCAACCCCACTCTTCTTTGATGTAGTTAAGGTAATCTTGTTTAACCTCATCAACCTTCTTGTTCGTGCGTTCTGCGTAAGCAATGATACGCTGTGTCACTCCTGTAGGGAGTGCGGCAGTATTCGCTACTTCGCTTGTTTCCGTGTATTCGTCTTCTTCTGTCCAACTCATATTATCATCTCATTTTGTTTTTTCATTCTTGCCACCAGCACATCAACATAGGTGTTGTCGTTACCCGGCCACTCGTGTACCTTCTCCATCATGTCTCCCCATACATAGAGTATGGCAAAGACCGTATCGGGCTTAGTATCGAAGTGTCCTTTGACAGTCCGGTGGAATTGGTTCATCATGGCAAATCTACTACCAAGTGTATTTAAGGAATCTAAAAGTTTCTCTCGCATTACGAGCCAATCATTAGCGATGAAGTCGTTCATCCAATCATCGTCATCATCTACTGCATCGAGGTGGGCGAGAGCATCCGGTGTTTTGGGTAGGCTCTCTAAGTAGTTCACTGCTGAACGAAGGTCGCCGTTCTTTACTTCGACAACTCGCTCATAGTATTCACTCCATTCGGAGGGTGCGCCGCATGACTCAAGGCGAGCGAGGTGCTTCGCACCCTGCTTAGGAGTCACCGGCTTGAAGGCATACATTTGACAACGGCTCTTGATAGCCGGTCGAATCTTGTCGGGATAATTAGCGGTGAGAACGAACAGCACTCGGTCAGCGTACTTCTCCATGATACCCCGTAGAGCATCCTGTGAAGCAGGGGTCAGCCCGCAAGCCTCATCGCAAACAACAATCTTTCTACCCACTCCTACACCGCTAAGGCGGGCGAAGTGTTTAATCTCCTTACGGATGAAGTCAATGCCCCTATCGTCGCTTGCATTCATCCATAGAACATTCATCTCATTGTTCCACTGTCCGAGCATGGTATGTGCAATAGCATTGGCCGCACTTGTCTTGCCTGTACCGGATGGGCCGACAAGTAAGAGGGCCGAGGGGTATAACCCCGTTTCAGCCCAACCCTTGAAGTCTGCAACGAACTGCTCGTTCCCTGCAATCTCACCCCAAGAGGTGGGTCGTATTTGCTCATTCCAGTTTACCATTGTTCTCAAACCTCTATTCCTTTATTGTTTATATAT